AATTTAGTGTTAGTTGGAGCTTCAAATGGACCTTCAGTTGTTCTTGCGAACGCTGAAGTTGTTGCACTTTGTAGTACAGTTAACATAGTTGGTGAAAGAACAACATAGTTACCTGCGCCACGACGTGTACGTGCTGCAATTAAGTTAGCTGATCTGTTAATAAGAACTGCCAACGCCGCATGTTCGTCACCAACGAAAGTAGCTTTACGATTAACAAGGCCTTGAATGGCACCTTGGTCGTATGTGTCAGTGGCTGTACCTGATAGTGTACGTAAAGAACCAATTACTTCTTGGTCAATTTCCGCAGTAATTTCTTGAGCTAGTGCCTGCATAATTTCTGCTTCTACGTCTAGACCGTGCATTGAATTAGCATCTTGTGCCGCTTCAAAAGTCCAACGTGCTGATAGTTTACGTGTTTTCGCTTCAACAGTTTGCTTCAATACTTGGATTGAAAGTTTACGACCTGCTTCTGCTTCTAAAGAAGAAGTTGAAGTTGCGCCGCCTGATGTTGCGTCACCAGAGTAACCTTTTGCAATTGCGAAAGGAGATAGTGCTTCATCACCAGCTGTACTACCAGCTGCTGTTTGGCCATATCTTACTCTTAATGTGTGAATTTGTCCTACTGGACCTGTCATAGGTTGTACACCTACTAGTTCGTTTGCGATAACTGTTGGCATCACACGACGAATAACTGGAAGAATCACTTTGTTAAGTGATGCAACGTTACCTGCCATAGTTGTGCCAGCTGTAGCTGATTCTGAAAGGTAGTTCTTAGTATTTTCAAGAACTGATTCCATTACAACCTTTTTGTTACCTGTTAAGCCATCTGTAAGGGCGTCTTTAGTTACGTCCCAATTTTCAAATAGATTCTGTGTCATTTGGAATTCTCCTTAGTTGATTCCTGCTAACTTTTTAAGGTTAATAATTTCGGCTTCACTTTCCGTAGTTGGAGTGTGGGCCTTGTTACCGGTAATCTCAGTCTTCTGAGATTCTGTTAGTGTTTTCTGTGATTTAACATTTGAGCCTGCTTCATTAAGTACTGTTGGTAAGTATTTGTTGAATTGAGCTTTTAATTTACTTGTGCTTACGCTCTCAAGTAAGTTGATCATTAATTCACGCTTATCTTTAGCTAGAGGAGACATAAGTCCAGTCATAACTGACTCACGCTCACGGCTTTCATTAATTTTAGCAACTTGTTTCTCTGCTACAACAATTTTTGCCTCTCTATCTTTAATTTCTTCTTGTGATTCGTCAAGTTGGCTTTTCACATTTGAAAGTTCTTTTGAAAGTTTAGAAATATGTGTTCCTTCAGCTATATGTGAACTCATAAACTCAGCTGCAAAAGTTTCGAACAATTTACGTCCAAACATATTTTCTTTTGCCTGCTTTATGTCTTCTTTTAAAGTACCTAACTCTGTTGATAACGTTGTATCAACAATAGTAGCTAATTTAGTAGAAGCCTTGTCTATGAAATCAGCTTTAGCTTGATTAATCATTTCTTTGCCTTCTTTAACAAGTTTTACCTTCTGTTCAATAAGGTCTTTCTTGTCATTATGGAATTCATTAAGTTCTGAAGTAAGTTGTTCCATCACAAAGTCTTCTAACTTCTCAAAGTTGCCTTCTTGAAGTTTTCTATCTTTGCGTAGTTCTGTAATTTCCTTGTTAAGTGTCTCCATAACAAACTTATCAAGTATTTCTGCATGTTCTGAGATTTGACGTTTATACTCTACCTGAGCTTCAACTGCCGCTTTTTTGTCCGCTGCAAATTCTTGCAATTCGGTATTAATCGTATCTGATACCATGGCATCTAGTGCTTCCACCATTTGCGTTTTATCAGTTTCGTACCTGTTTGCGAATTCTTCACGTAATTCAGCAGTGATCTCTTCACGAGCTTCTGTTAAACGTTCTTCCCATGCTTCTGAAAGTGTTGAACGCACTTCCTCAGAAAGGACTTCTGAACTTAGGAGTTGTTCTATTGCATTGTTAGCCATTTAGCTTCTCCTAATATCTAGTTTTTCAATGAACTTCAATACTTCCTTCTGGAGGTACTGATTAGCTATTG